GGTGTTTTCACCAGACATGGATAGTGATTTAATATTTTTACTAACAATGTATGACCCAACCACAGGGGCTCCCGCTGTTAGATTAGCTGATAATTTTACACAGCGTCTTACTCAAGCGCCTTATGTAGAAACAGAAACAGAAGTGTTTTATGGCGTAGTAAGTCGTGGAGATCAGTTCTTGTTCTTGCCAATGGACCTAAGTCTGCCAAGCGAAGAAGAAGCTCAAGCCCCTCGTTGTTCGCTAACCTTAAAAGATGTAACCAGGTTTGTTACACCTATTATTCGCCAAATTAGCGGCCCACCAAAAGTAAAAATGGAGTTAGTACTATCTAAAACTCCAGATACTGTAGAAGCTAGTTTTGTGGGTTTTTATATTAATAGTTTTACATATAATTCAGACACAGTAACTGCTGAATTGTCAATGATAGATTACGAGCGTGAACCTTTTCCTATGCACGCATTTACAGCCCCATATTTTCCAGGATTATTCTAATGTGGTCAAATAAATACGTCGGTATCCCTTACAAACAAAAAGGCAGAGATCTTAACGGCATTGATTGCTGGGGATTACTACGCCTGGTATATTCTGAAGAATTTAAGATTAACTTACCTAGCTTTGCCTCAGACTATACTGAAGATGATACTAAGCGTATTCCGGATTTAATTGCTCAGTACAAAGAAGGCTGGGAACAGTTAGATAAGCCTGAGCCAGGTTGCGTTGTACTATTTCGTGTATTAGGCACTGAGTCCCACGTAGGTATTGCTGTTAGTGAAACACATTTTTTACATGCCCGAGAAGGTCAAAGCTCTGCTATAGAGAGTTTTGATTCGCGTGGCTGGAACAAGCGAATTGTTGGATACTTTAAGTACTGTGAAAAGAGTTCTGCTGTACTTAATTTAATGCCACATCCGTTAAAAACACAAAGGTTTACTGTAACCGTAGAACCAGGTACTAAATTAGAAGAGCTAGTACCTTGGATTGCTAAAGAGTATAGTATTCCAGAAGAAATCCGTTCACGCATTGTAATTATGCTTAACGGTAGAGTTACTGCACCCGAAGAATGGTCAGTAATCACACTAAAAGACACTGATAAGATCGAATACCGTGCAGTACCTGCTGGTGGTAATGGTGGTATTTTCCGACTAATTGCAATGATTGCTATTGCAATTGCTGCACCTTATGCTGTCTCGTATCTAGCAGGATATGGAGCAACAGCAGCTGGTATTACTGCAGCTACTGCTGCAATGGGTACAGTAGGATTTACAGCAGCTACTATGGCAGTAAGCTTAGTTGGTAGCATGCTAGTTAATGCTATTGCTCCAATCCGTCCACCTGCACAGCCTTCAGATCCAGGCAACTCTGAGCGCCAGTTGATGATTAGTGGAGCTGCTAACCAAGCCAATAAGTATGGAGCTATTCCAGTAATTTTAGGCAAGGTTAAGATTACCGCCCCGCTAGGTGCTCAAAACTATATTACTTATGAAAATGATCGTGACACATACTTAACCATGTTGTTAGTATGGGGCTACGGTCCGCTATCTATTGATGCTTCTACTATTAAAATTGGCGATGTAGCCATTTCTAATTTTACACTATCAAAATTCAGTGATGGAACTAATAAGTTTATTACTCTTGATAGAAAAACTACTCCAACAGCTGCAGAACTTGCCAAGTTTAATTCTATTTATGGCAATGATGTTTTTCAAGTAACCAAGAATCTAGTATTAGTTTGCGATGGCAATCCAGAAGGTGCTACCACAAACACAGGTGCGCTTGACAGTGAAGATAACCCTATTACTGTAACTGTAATGCCTAATCCAGGACCTTACAGTGAAGCAGCCAGTAGTGGTCCTGTAGATAAAGTTACTGTGGCCATTCATTTTCCACAAGGGTTGCGTAAAATAAAGGCCAGAGGCGACGGTGCCGGAGATAGTTCCCCAGCACCTGTTACAATTAACTATCAGGTTAAAGTTGGTACGGCTGATTGGGTTCAGTGGAAGCGTGTAACTTATGGTGGTGATGCTGCTAAAAAAGATGCTTTTACTGTTACAGAAACATATGATGTAGGTAGCCCTCAACTACTACAAGTAAGAGTTCGACGCGAAACTGGAGATAATACTGAAGATAATCCAGACTGGAGATATAGCTTTGAAAGCGTATTTTTAAGTGCTACATTTATCAGTAATAATAGTCCTGCAGTAGATCCTAAAAATTGCGCTATTGCTAAAACAGCACTACAAATTAAAGCCAACGAGCAACTAAGTAACAGTATTGAAGGTATTAATGCTATTGTACAAACTTATGCACTAAGCTGGAATGGCAGTGCTTGGGTTATGGCAGCTACAAATAATCCTGCTGATTTATTCCGCTATGTTTTACAACATCCTGGTAATCCACAACGAATATTGGATTCAGAAGTTGCGGATAAAATTAACTTAGCACAGCTACAATATTGGAGTAGCTATTGTACTGCAAAAGGCTTTACATTTAATCGTATACAGTCAGAAGCTAAAAGTGTATTAGATACATTACGAGATATTTGTGCAGCTGGCAGAGCTAGTCCTGCTCTTGTTGACGGAAAGTGGACTGTGGTTATTGATGAACCACGTAGTAATATTGTACAACACTTTAGTCCACACAATAGTTGGGGTTTTGAGGGTACACGTGCATTACCCAGATTGCCTGACGCTCTTCGTATCACATACTTTGACGAGGATCAAGATTATCAAGAAGCAGAGATTATTGTTTATGCTTCCGGTAAATCCCAGGCTAATGCAGAACTATTTGAAAGTATCCAGTTACCTGGTGTAACAAAAGCTTCCCAGGTTATAGACCACGCTAGATGGCACAGGGCGCAAGCTCAGCTTCGTCGTGAAAGCTATATTTTAAATACTGATATTGAATATATTGTTGCAAACCGTGGTGATCGCGTTAAAGTAACCCATGATGTACCAATGTGGGGCTTAGGTAGTGGCCGAGTAAAGAATAGAATTACTGACAGTATTTTTGAACTTGACGAAACAGTACCTATTGATGATGGAGCTAGCCACACTATTAGATTTAGAAGTAGTAGTGGAGCTAGCAATGAACGAACAATTAAACAACAGTTTTTAGTTAGTTCAGTATCTCGTACTGCAAACGTTGTCACAGTTAATTTAACAGCACAACACCCACTTAGTATTGGCGATTCAGTTAATGTAGCAGTACCAGTAGCAGGTATTAGTAGTACTATTGCTACAGTAACCGCAGTAACAACAACAGGTTTTAGCTATAACTTATCTGGTAATAGTGTACCTAATACTGCCACAGGTGGTACAGTAACACTAAATGATGGTTATTACAGTAAAGTTCAAGTAACTAGTACAATCACTGCTGCAGATGCAAATAGCGGAGATTTGTTCTTGTTTGGCAAATTTCAGCAAGAGTCTCAAGATTTAGTAATAATGAATATTGAGCCTACTACTAATAAAACAGCAAGAATTAGTTTAGTAGACTATGGGGTAACTAGTACTTACAATATTTTTACTCAATATTTAACTCTTACTGCTGCTCAGGTTTTTGAAACCAATATTACTAAAGCGCCTGAGTTTTTACAAAACTCATTTGATACAGCAGATGTGCCTATACTTACTAATCTGCAAAGTAATGATCTTGTAGCTGATATTATTAGTCCAGGTACTTATGCTTACAAAATTCGTGTAAGTTTTGCAAATAGTAGTCAGCTACCTGCAACAGTACAATATGTAGAATGTCAGTACGATCTGGCAAGTTCTACAAACTCAAGTAATTACAGAAGCATATCTGTACCTTTTCTATCTAATACAGTAAATATTCCTAATGTAATAGTTGGTGAAACCTATAAGATTCGTTTACGTTATGTAAGCTCAGATGGTAGAGTTGGTCAATGGGGTGCTTGGAATACGCATACAGTAGTTGGTAAACTTTATAATTACGGTGAAGTTGCTTCAGTTAGTATTAAACGTGTTGGTAGATACTTAGAGATGACTCCTACATTTGGTACTAATGCACCTATTCCAGATGATTTCAAATATTTTGAAATACGTGTATTGCGCCTACAGACTCCTGTAGGTACACTACCTGATGTATGGAATAGTACTGATGCAGACTTACAAAAAATAACTACTACTAGTGTTGCCAGAATGGATTTAAAACTATTTCCAGTAAGTGCAAATGTACGTCGTATAAGTGCTACTGGCGTACAGTACGTGGTTGCCTGCCGAGCACTAGATAATGTAGGAAACTACAGTTCTACAACTGCTAAAACGGCACTTACTGTTACAACAATCCCAGCGTGATAAAAGGAAAATAAGATGCCAGCTACATTATCAGCAGGAATTGATTCATTAATATTAAAAATTAAAACACCTATGGAGGCCGATGGGGTAACACCCCGTGACGATCTTATAGGTGTTAAAGTCTGGTACAGCACTCAAAATAATTTTGATGTTGCTCAAAATCAAGGCACACTTGCTTATGATGGTAGTGGATTGGATATTAGTATTACTGGTTTAACTAGTGGTACACTTTATTAT